TGCAGTGTCCATGCCTTTACCAGTAACTACGGAACCGAATGCTGTTCCACCAGTTGTAGTACCATTTGGATTTGCTGCATCGCCAGAGAAGCCTGTGTTTGCTTCGCCGAAGAATGCTTCTGCACCAGCTTGGTTTGTGTACTTGGAACGCATTGCAAAGATCAAGCCAGTTGGGCCTGTCATTGGCTGAACGCCAGCAATGTCGTATGCCATCAAGTTTGGCATTGCACGACGTACTAAGCTGATAAGTACTGGGTCGTAACCAGCTACTGGGCCGGTTGCTGTCGCACCGGCTGTGAAGCCGTCTGCGCCTGCAGCGTTAGTTGGTGCTGCTTCTGAAAGTAATGAGCTCATTGAAGCAGACATGTCGCCTGATTCCATTAAAGCTTTTTCTGTGTTTTCAAGAATCGTAGCAGTTACGCTTTTACGATGCTGATCTGTAATTGCAGTGAAAGAGTCATGCTCGAGAACCGGGCCCCACTTTTCCACTAGCGCTTGATAGTTTGACTGTGCCATTTGATGTCTATCTCCTTGGTTAATAAAGTTCTATCTGGGTATATTTATAATTATGTGTTTTTACCGAAATATTAATTACGCGAGTTTAAGAATGCTGTGATAGCGTTAATTGAGGAATGCTCTGAAACAGGAGCTTTAACTTCTGATTCTTCTGTGAGGATCTCTTCTTCAACGACTTCTTCAGCAACTACCTTAGGTTTCGCAAAGAATGATTCTTTGAGAGTTTCTAAGTCAGCCTTGTACTCATCCATATTTGCGGCGTCAAGCTTTTCAGAAAGAACTTTTAATCTCTCACGCTGTGTGATTGTGAGATCTTCAGTCATTTCTTCGAAAACTCTTTCAGCTTTAAGTGAAGCGAGGTGCTTTTGAAGTTCTACATTTTCAGTAATTTTTTCGTTTGCAGTACTTTTAAGTGTCTCAACTTCTTCTTCTAAGCCCTTTACCACGTCAACTGTATTTTCGTCAACATCGATATTGTGCTCTTCAAAAAGACCTTTGAGACCATCCATTAAGGATTCTGCCATTTCGACTTTAATGCCAGCCTCAATAGCAAGTTCATTTTCTTTCATCCACTCTTCTACTACGTAGTCAAGATATGAATCAAGATTATCAACAACTCCGTTTACGCCTTCTTCAATAGAGTTATTCATCTCAGTTTCAAGACGCTCTGTTGTTTCAGCGATAACTTTGTCTGCTTTGGCTGTTGCAGCTTCATTTACTGCAGCTTCAAAAACAAGTGTTGCTTTGTTTTTGAAATCTTCTGATAGGTCCATGCCTTCGAACATTGCTGCAATAGATTCGTCAAGCTCAATTACTTCTTCAACGATTTCTTCTGCTTCAACTTCTGGAGCGGCGTCCTCTTTAACAGAACCACCTTGGCCTGGAGTGACTGCATCTACTTTATCTGCAGAGCCGTCAACAGACTTTTTAACGTCTGCTTTTTTCTTCTTTACTGCGCCGCCAGCACCTGCAACTGGTTCTGCAACTTCTGCTGCTGGAACACCTGCACCGCCGGATTTTTCGACGAACTTTTCGTCTAGCTCATTTGACATATGTTCTACTCCTTTTAATTAAGCTATTCTATATGTTTACTATTTATTAAAAAATCAATTTCTAAGCGAATTAATAAAACGTTCGAACAGCTTAGCTGCCGTGGATTCATCAACCCTTCTAACTACTCTTCTGACTTCTTTTTCAATTTCTTCTTGAATTTCTTCTATAACTTCCTCTACTTGTGGAGCTGACGGTAGCCAGTGACCTGAGGCGATGTCGTAATAAAATTCAGCGTTTTCCATAATGCCGTTTACAAAACAGTTTGGGCCTGAAGGATCTGTGACAATATCCACTGTTGATAAGTGAAAATCGTCTTGAACTTCCATAATTCCAGATTTCATTGGTTTAACTGATCCCAACCCTCTAGTTGAAACCCCAATTTTAACATCTTCGTCCATGAAAGTTTTTACGATTTCTCCCATTGGTGTACTCAAAATTTTGGCTTTTCCAACAAAGTCGGACCCATCTCTTTTCATTTCAGTGATAAGGTGTGATACTCTATCACCGTTAATGGTTGGAGTTTCTGGGTGACCGAGTTCTCCAAGGGCTCGTTTAGTTTCGATGAAGTCTTTGTTATAGCGATTCATCTCATTCTCAAGAATCCCAGCAGGATAAATTCTCCCGTTACGATTTTTGATGTCTCCTTGCATAAAGATTCCTTCAATGAAATAAGACTTTTTCCCAGTCGCTTCATTGAGCTCTGTCGCAATTTGAAGATCTTCTGTTACTTCAGTAATTAATTTCATTGGTTCAATCCTTACTTAAATTACTATTATATTTATAATAAATTATAACGCTTCTCTCGCAAATCCAAGAATCTCCTCAAAGCCGCTTTTATCTTTCTTAGCAACTTCACCGAGTTTCTTTTGGTTTTGACGTGATAAGTCTTTAAACATTGCAGTCAATGCATTTGCATCTTCTTTTTTAAGAACTACTTGAGATCCGTCTTTCAATTTCATTGCACCTGGTTTAAACTTCATTGCTTCGTCTAATAGGTCTACGTCTTCTTTACGAACCTTTTTGCTGCTACCACTATCGCATGCAGCTTCAGTTTTCTTCTTTTTATTACGAAGCATTGCTAAGTCATGTCCATCAATTTTACCATTCTTATTATGGTCAATTTTCTTTTGCTTTGCAGATAATTCTTCGTCAGTTAATTCTGTTTCTTCTTTTTTCTCCCAAGGAGCTTTTTTCAAAGTAACAGCTTTCTTACCTTTTTCTGAACCTGCTGATGCTTTAGCAAGCTTTTTCATAAGGGAAGCTTTTTTGTTTTCAACTACTGTTTCTTCAGTAGCCATACCTGTCATTGTTTCAGCTGTGGCATAGCTATAAAGTGTTTGCATTTCTTTAGCAACACCAGCTAATTTGTTTTGAAACCATTCTTCTGGGTCATTGGTTGACTGTACGTATTTTGCAATACCCATCATGTTATGAGACATAGCACGTAATGCACCCATCATCATTGGTTTTTCTTGTGAAGGATCTTCTGTTAATTCTACAGATTCCTTCATTGCACCGTGATACATTTTTACGGCTTCTTTATACTTTGGATTTTTCATCATTTGCTTTGACTCGCCAGCATCTGGATTATCAGAAATCATGCGAACAGTTGGTTCGTCAAGTTTATTTACTTTCATATATTTCTTATATGCATCCCACTTCTTAGGATCGACGGTCTTACCAAAGGATGATCGCATTGGTCTCATCGAACGAGAAATCTCATCAATTTGTTCAACGTCTTCACCAATGGTTTCAACGGCTGGATCTTTTTTAGCATATGAAGCATCATAGTTAGATGCATCTGGCTCAGTGCCTTTACCTGAAGTTTTTCCAGCGATATCTCCTGTAAATTGGTGGTCTAAAGCAACTGGGTGCTGTTGAACTTCATAAGTATGTTGGTCAATAAAGCGCTGCTCATCTGGAGAAATAGGTTTAGCTACTTCGCTGACCATTTGTTTAAAGGATTTCATGTTAGTCTCCTAAGAAAATTTGTTTTGATTTTAATCTATTTATCCATTTATATTATTTGCTGACGACTCTTGCTCTTGGTCTGGAACTTCATCATCATCTGGCTCTTGTGCTGCGGCCAGATCGGCTTCTTCTTTTGATTCAGCCTCTATTTCTTTTTTCATATCTTTGATTTCATCTTCAGACATACGTAGAACGTTTTTACGCACCCAGTCTCTAGAATAGTAAACACCAATTGCTTCTTCAACATCACGTAAAGTCGTAAGTCTTTCACGTTGAATTTCTGTCTCTTTAAGCTCTTCAAAATAGTTGTCTTGAATGAAATCATATCTTAGATCATTTTTGATTTCCATAAATTCTTCTGGTGTCATAATACCTTTAAGCACTAATTGCTTTTCAAGTACCTGAGTAAAGAGTGTAGAAAAACGAGATCTTACTCTTTTAACGAATTTACCGAACTTCATTTCATCACGGGTAATTTCGGAAACACGACCAAAGGAATACATAGTTTCTGGCTCTAAACGAGACAATGGAACTTTCAATGCTTTGAATAGTTTACGTTGGAAGTACTGAAGGTTTTGATCGTCAGTTAATCCAGCAGCTGAACCACCAGCCATAGTATCAACTTCGGTTGTTCTTTCACCACCACGACGTGGGAACCAAAAGTCTTCTGTCATTGTCATCATTTTGCGCGAGTCTGTAATTTCACCAGTAGAAGAGTTATATTGTAACTTGTTCTTATGGCGAACCATCATATCTTTTATATACTGCTCAGCTTTCGATTTAGGAAGGTTGCCAACGTCAATATAAAAAACTCGTCTTTCAGGAG